GTCCTACATTCTCTGCATTACTGGTGGATGAGGTGCGTAAATAATATAACCCCTTCAGCTTAGACTTCCAAGCATTCAGGTGTACCTGTGACACATAGTTCTTATCACTACCTGCTGGAAAGAATAGGTTGACACTCTGACCCTGACAGATAAACCTCTGTCTATCTCCTGCGTGTTGTACTACCCAGTGCTGGTCTAGTTCAAAGGCTGTCTTGAATACATCCTTCTCCCATTCAGTTAAATAATCTAGCTGTTGTACACTACCCTCGTGGTGGTTGATGTTTCTCCACTCCCTCTCTAACCAAGAACTATCCTTACCTAATCGTAGTCTGTGTTCTTCCATCACCTTCTCTAAGTGTTTGTTCTTAATCAGGTGACTACCAATCCTTGTCTTATGTACAAAGCTGTTAGACTTAAGCGGTTCAATAGAGGGGCTTGTCCCCAGTATCATACCACTGTTAGCATTGGGTGCTATAGCTAGTAGGTGTGAGTTTCTTCTAGCTGTACCTACACCATCTAGGTACTCACCTCTAGTATCACCCAGTGCATACGTTGCACCCAGTGCCTGCTTCTTAATTAAGTTAAACATTCTTCTGTTGTGGCTCACAGCTAACGCAGATTCCCAAGGGATATTCTTTGATTGTAGGTACGAATGGAATCCCATTGCACCTAACCCTAGGCTACGTTCCTGAAGTGCCGAGTATGATGCCTTCTTAAGCTCCTCAGGGGCATCCTCTATGAAGCAAGTGAGGACGTTATCTAGCATAGTTATTAAGTCTACTACTAACGATGTATCTTTCCACTCCTCAAAGCGTTCAAGATTGACGGAGGATAGGCAACATACTGCAGTCCTATCTTCACTGGTCGGTAGGTGAATCTCATTACATAAGTTGCTTCCTTTGATTTCAAGTCCTTTCTCCTTTAATGCTTTCGGTAGTTGTCTATTAGCTTCGTCAATGAAGTTGAGGTATGGTTCACCAGTTCTGAAGCGTACCTCGATAAGTCTTTCCCATAACTCTCTCGCACTAACTGTATCACTGATGTCACCAGTGTGAGGGTCAAGTAAATCCCAAGGGCTATTAGAAATAACGGAATCAATAAAAGCATCAGTAATATTAATAGCGTTGTTGATATTAAAGCACTTGCGGTTGCTATCGCCCCCAGTCGGTACTCGAATGTTAATGAATTCCACCACGTCTGGGTGCGAGATATCAGTGTATGCAGCATAGCTTCCTTTCCTTGTTTGTCCTTGTTTATAAGCTGTCATTGCTGAGTCAGCTACCTTGATGAATGGTATAGGTCCTGGTGCTTTGTCACTTACAGGACGTACGTCACCCCAGTGTCCACCTACTCCACCACCCTTGACACTAAGCCAAGCCAGCTCTGCTTGGTGCTCAATAAGACCATCAAGAGTGTCAGGTACGTAAGACAGAAAACAAGAAATAGGTAGTCCTTTAGCTTGCTCTCCTTCAAGCGGAGCGTTACTAAGTATAGGACTACTAAACATAAACCAACCACTACTAACAGCATCGTATAACCTCTGTGCTAAATCTAAATCACCATCACTATAAGCAACGCACGTTCTAGCGTACGCTTCTTGCGGTGACTTCTCCTTACCTCTAAGGTAGTAACCGTTAAGTAATTCAAGTGACTGCTCTGTCAGCATCTTGTCTCTTGTCCTGTCTATTGTTATTCCTAGGTATTCACTACGCATCTTCGCCCACCTTAATCTCTACCATAGTCTCACCTTCCTCATTAGTATAGGTCTTGTATGTTAGTTCCCCTCTGTTATGAAGAACGATAGCATCAATCATTCCCTCGTTGTATGCTCTTCTGTCTGAGAAGTATGTCCACACTGCACCTATTGATATCCAAACCACACTGGCTGTTATAAAGTCATTCATAATATTCCTCAAATCTCTCCCTCTTTTCCCACAGTTTCTTATCGAAGACCTCAAGGATATCTTCAGGCTCTATCTCTAGTTCATCACATATGAGACACACATCATAGTTCTGTGCAACTCTTTCCTTAAGCTCTTCGAGTGTTATCATTAGAAATTCCCTGCGACATTATCTATAAAGTATGAAGTAACCTTACCTGTTGGTCTGCTCACTAGGGTGTTGTCATAGCACACATCCTTATGTCCACAGAATGCACAGTTCATACACAGTTTCTCTTCACCTGTTCTCTTGTTAACTGTTGTTGCATTCGCAAGTCTCATAGGTGGTGTGTCACTGTCCATCTTATCCTTCAACTGAACAATAAACTTATCAACATCCTGCTCAAGTTCCTGCTCACATAGCTTGAGTGTTGACTTGTTCTTATTGAATGCTAAGAAGTAACCCTTATCTCTACCCTTTGTCTTACCGTAGGCTGATAGTTGTTTGATGTAACCGAAGGCATCATCCTTGATACCATCTTCCTTAAACTTATTGTCATATGACCAAGCACTTGCGGTCTTAACATCCACTAACTCACCATCAATCTCACAATCCTGTGAACCCTTGATGCCCTCTACTGTATGCTTTCCTTGCTGACCAGTGACCTTGTGCCCTGACAATTCAACTAAGCCTAGCAACACTGCTTCAAGTATGTGACCTTGTAAGAATGTAAGGTAGACCTGACCTGATATAGGCTCAGGCTCGTGACCCTTGATGCCATACCACTGTGCTCTCTCACATCTACCGATGCCTGACATACGTAGACCAGTGTCTCTGTCTCTAGGTGTCAGTGCATCAACCAGTGCGGTGCTAACCTCTTCACCAACCCTGTCTGCTATCTTCTTAAGGTCACCATTGATATTCTTATCTTCCATTAAATCATATACGTCCTGTACTACTGTATTAATCGTCTTCATTATTGTATTCCTCTATTAGTTTATTTATGTACCACTTTGCTTTGTTTAAATCTTCAAGACCGTTCTTGAATTTGTATCTGCTTATGTATTTTATCACATTACCCTCAAGGTATGACATCTTTTGGTCTAAAATATATTCAATTACTTCTATCTTCCCTTGCTTGTAATGGTTAGGGTTGATGTTATCCTTGCTTTGTTTAGTGTGTGTCATTCCAACTCTCCCCTATCTTGTACTCTCCGTTAATCGGACAGCGTAAGTTATAATAAATTGCTGTGTCTCTCATAGCTGATACAACCTGCTCACCTATAGACTCAGCGTGTTCAGGTGCACACTCAATCTGTATCTCATCGTGTATCACACCTAGCTGATTGTAAGGTAAGTCACACCCATTATGAAAGATAACCCAGGCTCTCTTAGCTATGATGCTACCTGCTGATTGTAATAGAAAGTTCAGTGCTGAGTGTGGTGACCTAGTCTTGATACGTCTGCCGTCCAGTGCCTTAATCCACCCTCTATTACTAGCCTTCTCTATCCTCTCTCTTAAGCTTGCTAGTGATGGTGTGTTAGCTAGGAAGGAATTCTTAATAGCCCTGCCCTCTTTCTTACCACCACCTACAATCTTACCAATCAGGTCATCACCTCCACCATACAGGTATGCATAGATGAATCGCTTAGCCTCGTTCCTAGTACCTAGACCTGCTGACTCTTGGTTCTTAGTATGTATGTCACCTGTTAGTATCTCATTTGTATAGTCAGGGTCATTCATATAGTGGGCTAGACATCTTAACTCTAAGCCACTCAAGTCAGCACCCACTAGTACCTTACCTGGGTGCACAGTAAACAAGCTACGCATATCAGCACCAAACTCTTTACTACTAGCAGTCACCTGCTGTAGGTTAGGGTTGCTACTACTCATACGGTTAGTTATTGTGCCTATTGTGTGTACCCTAGCGTGGATTGAATGGGTATCATCATCGTAAGCATCCAACCAACCATCGAGCTGACTCTTACGCTTCTGTAACATAAGATACCTAGCAATAAGCTTAGCCTCAGGGATATCAACACCATCTAGCACAGTCTCATCAACCCTAGGCTTACCACCATCAGTAAATATAGTAGGCTTCCAACCATAGTGCATAAGGTGTCGTGCTACTTGCTGTCTACTGCCTAGGTTCAGAGGTGGATAAGAATAATAACCGTACTCACCACTACTGTTTGTGTGACAGAGCAACTTAACTTCCTTGGAGTATGCCAGTGTTCTAGTTCCATCTTGTTTAAACTTCTGCTTGCATTCTTGTTTCTTCTGCCACAACGGTAGTGGTTCAAACACAGACTGAACCTGGCTCTCAGCCTTCTTAAGTTCTTCTTCAACATCAAGTAATACTTCATACGCTTTCCTCTCATTAAAATACCATCCATACTTCTCTTGCTCAGAGCAGTGCTTCTTAGTTGCATACTCTAACTCAAGTGCATCACGTCCGTGTCTACGTACGTCTTCCTGTAGTCTGTTGTATAGGTGTGTTGTTACTTCAACATCACGCACACAATACTCTAACATCTCATCAGTAAACTTAGACCAGTCCTCATAATCACCTTTAGGAAAGTGCATCCTCTCACCCCAGCTTGACAGTGAGTGCCCTCCCTCTCTTCGAGGCTCAGTTAGTTGGCTCATTATCATAGTGTCCTCAACCTTTGTGCCAGTGAAGTCAGTACCTAATAGTTTCTCTAGCACTGGTACATCAAACCCAATACCATTATGAAATACTAATGTCTTACCTACACCTAACCACCCATTGAATATATCTACTGTGTTGGGTGTGAACTTAACAATCTCTTTTGTCTTCACATCCTGACACACAATACACCATATGACAGTGGGGTCTAGCCCATCAGTCTCTATGTCACAACTAAAAATCATTATCAGCTCCTGACTCAGGGTTGTGCCCTAACTCTAATCGTCCTGTTATTGAGTTGAAGTATGACCAACCTGCTTCACCTGTCTGACCAGTACGTCTTAGCTTAGGCACTCGGATGCGTATAGCATTACGTTCATAGTCATCCTCACTCAGCTTGTCACGACTGAATAGTATATTGTTATGGCACGCCTGAGGTATAGCACCTGAACCTTTAACATCATACTCACTGATTTTGTGTGGACTACTACCATCATCAGGCTTACGTGTATGTGTACTCAGTATGACACAAGCCTTAGTCTCCTTGCATAGCTTGATGAATCTATCCATCACCTCTTCAATATTCTCATTGCTCAAGTTCTTGATTGCAGTGTGGAGTGGGTCGACTAGTATGACAGTACAACCTAGACCTTTAACAAAGTACCTAATCTTAGAGAACATCTCATCAATATCTATACTACCACCACCATCATTATGTAACTGGATTTTAGTTCCGAATCCTACATCAACAGCGTGTGACATAATATTATTGACATCAATATCCCCTGGCTTTAGTAGTTGTAGGTTGGTTGAAGTATGCACACTCACTACCTTCCTCACTGTCTCATCGATGTTATCCTCAACCATAAAGCAACCAATCTTCTCATCAGTTTCTGTAGCAAAGTGATAGATTAGTTCGTTAAGGATTGTAGTCTTACCAATACTAGTGTGTGCAATAATAGATGTTAACTCACCTCGTGCTAACCCACCTCGTGTCATATGATTAAGGTCACCGAAGCTATCAGGTAGTGGTATAAGTTCTGTTGCTTGATAGTCTAGTAAGGCATTACGCATATCATCAATAGATGCTACGCCTGATACAGTGAAAGGCTTGGCATCCCAGAACTCTGCCTGAAAATCCCTACCATCACCTGCCATAATGTAATCACTAGCATCCTTATGCTTTGCTAGTGTCAGTATCTTACACTTGTTAGGTCCTAGTAAAGGGGCTACTTTATTAGCAGCATCACGTCCTGCATCATCATTATCAAAGCACAGTACCACTGTCTCGAAAGAATCCAACCACTCCAGGTTAGCCTTGATGTTGTCAACACAATTAGCACCGTTGTTTACTGACACTACTGACCACCTGCTACCGAACATCTCGTATGCAGACAGTGCATCTAGTTCACCTTCAACAACAGTAACTATCTTGCCACCCTTCCTGAACAGATGCTGTCCGAACAGAGCGTTGTCCTTACTGGTATTACCTGCACCAAAGAATCTCTTTTGGTCCACCAATCTAGTCTTCATACCCACTAACTCACCCTTCTGATTGTGGTAGGGGTAGTGGTGTTTGATTGGGTTGCCTTCGCTGTTGACTTCAACCTTAACTCTATACTTCTCTAAGGTCTCAGCTCTCAGGTGTCTGTCTGTCAGTGAATAATGCTCACCTATATACTGGTGCTTCCAGCTATCATCATCTTGCGAACTCGGTTCGCTGACTACCTTACCTGTTGGCTTGGTGTGGTAACTGCAACTGAAGCAGTGAGTATGACCATCGTCAAACACTCCTAAGTTATCTTTGTGTGTGTCTTCACCTTTATCTGCACACTGGGGACACTGTTCTTTGTGCGTTAATCTGCTTTCCATATCTATCTCTCCGTTATTATAATTTGGTGGCTCTTTGTGGGGCACAGGTGAGCCAACCCTGCTGTTCACATTTACCCTC